GTATAGCAATCATAAAGGGAAAGGATTATTAGAACAATATTAATTGTATAAGAATGAATATAAAGAAAAGGGCGTCTATAAGTTATAGACTACCATGACGACCTATGAAGAAGAAATAGAATTTTCTAATAAATTAAAACAGCATTATGAATGCGACGTTTTAACGAATACTAAAAGACCCTATACATTATATTGTGCAAATGACATTGGAAAAATACTTTACGTTTTTAATATACGTTCAGCATTAAGAAACTATGATAAAACGTATATATCAAAAAACACAAAAGGCGGAGACCAGTCTCTAACATATATTGATTATGAAACGCTTGTAAAATTTATAGTTAAAAGTAGGAAGACAACAGCAATTGAGTTTGCAGAAAAATTAAATTTAGATATTTCTATGAAATACTATGTATGCGTTGAAGCAGATGTAATAAAATGCATATTAAAAACCTTTGCTGGAAATATAATGACTCCTCAGTATAAAGTTGATGAATATAGAGTTGATTTATATTTTGAAGAGCATAAATTAGCAATTGAATGTGATGAAAATCATCATAATACTATAGTAAATAAATTAAAAGATATTCAACGACAAAGTTATATTTATCAAAAAATAAAGTGTCGTTTTATAAGATTTAATCCATACGATAAAAATTTTAATTTATTTGGGTTATTAAATAAAATATACATTCATTTGGCACTTTCTCATAGACATGAATTTACTAATAAAGAGACATAACTATTTTAAACTGTTTAATAACCCCCCTCTTTATTTTTTGAGAATGAACATATTATTTATTCTCAAATGTTTTTTACTATTTTTTTGTTTATAATTCATAATTTTACTATTTTTATCCTAATTCTCAAAAATTTTTTATCATTTATCAATCATCAGTTTCAGTACTTTCATCATCCTCTTCATCATCATTTTCTACATTGTCATCTTCTTCGGAAGGAGAACTATTATTCACCATAACTCTAATCGTGGATTGTTGTTCATAGGTACGCTGTCTTGGCGCTCTCACAAAATTATGAACGAAATCTCTTTCAAGAAACGTTATATGAGAATCTCTATAACTACCACCACACTTAATTCTTTGAAATTTTATATGGTCATCCAAAAAATATACCTCATTTGGTTTTTCTTTCATTAAACGAACACATTTTCTACCAAACTTAGGATTATGCTCAGCAAATTTTCGTAACAAAATATTCAATTCAAATAATGAATTATCGCGTTCTGCCGAATCTAAGCTATACAATTGGGAATAATGCAAACGCAAGTAAGGTCTCATAATTTCAACAAATCTAGGTACGGGAAATTGTCTATCTATGGAAATACGTTTTGTGAACTTATTTGAACTTAACATATAGATGCCCTCCATAAATAATTCATTCAAATCCGCATTCTTAATATATTGTTCCAGATATTTCTTACGTATAATTACCTCATTTTCTCGTTTAAATTCAGTTAAATTGAAATTGGACAAAAAGTAATTATGAAACAAATTAGATAAAACAAAATTACCCTGTTTCATAAAGAAATAAATATTATACAATGTTGCCTTATCAAACGGCATATTATTATAAGGGTTCTTAGGAGCAATAGGACTAGAAAACATAAATGGAGAATTTGTCAACGCTCCTTCTATAATATTACGTAGGTCTAAGACAGTAAATAAATATTTATTATTGTTTTGCATGATTGTAACGACATTATGTTGTGAATCATGAATTGGTGTTAAAATAAGGTCATTCTGAATGCGATAAGGTGCTTTTCTCCATTTATAATTATAAACAGCTCTGCTTAATGTCCAATAATGGCGTTGTATTTTGCAAAATCTACTAATAAATTCTTCACGGTCATGTTTAGACATAAAAATATTATCAATAGTTTTCTTAAAATACGAAAACTTAGATGAAATGGAATAATCTATTGGTCCTACAGCATACAAAAAGAGGAATATTTTCATAAGTCTATTTGTCATATCCTCTTCCACAGGTATTTCTAGTTTTGGCATACATTCATATTTCTGTACTATACCATAAAAGTCTAACTTAATATTTTTTAGATTCCTGTTTGTAGTAAAATTATACAATTCGTGAGACTCTGATGTAGTCTTATGAAGTATTTGACAAAATGTATGCATATTAAACCTAAAGATATAAGCCATATTCGGTTTATATCTTTTTGAAAAACTAATTATCCATCATTTTTAGCTAAAGCTTCTTTTGCTTTCTTTACAAGTAACTCATTGTGAAGTTTGGTAGATTCAACATCGGCAACCTCACGGTCCTCAAAATTAACAGTTTCCTTTACGCCAATCAAATTACCCTCTTCATCAATGGTTTGTGTCAAAACATTTCCGCTCTTCTTAGCGAGCTTAATATTCTCTTCAATAGCCTTACGCTTTGTCTCCATAACACGCTTATCAAATTCCTCCTTAGCAAGAGCCTCATTCTTAATCTTCTCATTGTGAAGTTGATTCAACTCCTCCTCCAAGAATTCTACCTTACCAGTCTTGTACGCATCAGGATCCCAAGGAATCCAAATACCAACAGGACCTACGAAAATATCATGGTTTGGGTCATGCTTACGCAAACTCTTACATTTGTTCTCTGCCTCTTCTTGTGTAGAATATACACCACGAACCTTTAGGCCACGCACATTCGTCTGGAATGCATGGTCACGATTAAACTGCTCATTGAACTTTTCCTCATGTTTATCAACGAAGTTCTTGTAGTCGTCTTCTACACCAACACTCTTGATTTTGTCACCCTCTTCCTTAACGAAGTCGTTAAAATCAGCTATAACATCTTCCACCTTCAAATTGTATTTAAAAGATAGAAATTGAATAAAATCTTGGTATCTCTCCATAGATTTAGCAAAATCCCAATTCTTTACAAAGGAATTGAACAACAATACCTCGCGCTTTTTCAGAATCTTCTCAGGAGAAACGAAAGACATACAACAGAACTTTTGTCCTGCAATCGGAGGATCTTCATCGCACAGATCTACATATTTAGGATTTTTGGATCCATCGGACAAGGTCTTCTTTTCAAATGCCGACATCTTTAGCAATATATAGGATTTTTATGAAATTACTGTTTAAGTGTTTTGCCAACATATAATATTATTTATTTTAGGAATAATTAGAATGAAAAATTATTTTGTTTGATTATAATATATAACCAGAATGAGTGGTATGTTTGATTTCAACGAGCTTGTGAAACGTGCTATCAAGTACTTAATCGAAGGTTTGGCCGTTGCGGTTGTAGCCTTATTAATTCCCAAGAAAGCCCTCAACGTTGAGGAGATTGTCATCATTGCTCTTACAGCTGCCGCTGTATTCAGCATCCTTGACGTCTTCATCCCTGCTGCTGGTGCCACAGTGCGCTCAGGTGCTGGGTTCGGTGCTGGTGTAAATTTAATTGGTGGACTTAAAATGGCTATGTAAATGCAGCCAATAAAAAAGTCACTATATTTTTTGATAAATTCCCATAGGAGGGGGTCTTCAGTATTTCTACGTCAGGATTTTATATGATTCTCAGCGAATCACATAAAAAATAGGAAGGTTTCAAACCTTATAATCATTGAGTTAATTCATTACTTTCTTCTGCTTTCATAATCTTCTCCTTACGTTTTAAATATGCTCGGTGACGATATTCCTTAAGTTTATCTGGGTTCTCAGTTTTTAGACGATTCAAATATTGTTTGGCGTTTTCCTTAACCTTGTCTTTATTCTGTTCATAATACCTTTTATGCCGGTCGTTGTTTGTATATTTTTCTAATTGTTTTTTGAGATTATCTACGATTTCTGTTAATACTGAATTTTCTTGTCTAAGTTTATTTATGGTAGCGTCTTTTTGCAGTAATTGAGCGTCTCTAATGTCCATAATATATTTGATATGCCTAAATTATTTTTAAGGATTTAACGTAACTTTATGAGGGAACCGATGGTTTACGTTCCTTGTCCCAATACAACCTCATACGCTCGGAAAATATTCCCAATCTAAGTCATTACAAACTTTCTTCCATATCATATCTTGTTCTAATTGTTTTTCACGGTCCTTCATCATAGGAATATAAGGTAAATATTGTGTTTGGTCCAATAAAACACATAATTGATGCAAAGTATACGTATAATTAAAGAAATTCGTACGATTCGCTGGACAATGAACAGCCCATGGTTTTTGAATTTCAATAAACAACACACATAATGTCTCATGTAACTCTTCATTCATAATTGGTGGTTTAATACCAAACAAGGAATTGATGTATTGAATATGCTCAAAATATTTATTGAAACCAAGCTTTCTCAAAATGTCCCTCATTTTATCATAATTTATTAATGACATGTCTTTGATTCGTTCTTTCTTAATTCTTGCCTTAATCGCATTAATAACTTCTTCAGGAATTTGCGTGGTCTCCTTGGCCTGAAATTGTGATAAAATCTCCTTAAAATGATTCAATCGTATATATGCGGTATAAGAAACCTCATTTGGTGGCTCTTTATTCGTAGGTTTGGAACTATCAACAATATAGGTAATAAATTTCCCACAACCCTGATTATTACAAATTAGAATACCCTCTTCGTCTTGAGGAATCATTTCACCTACATTACATATTTCACATAAATCGGATGTAATAATGAAATTCTGAATATTGGGCAATTCACTACCTACATTTCTCCAATAATTCTGATAAGCTTTCTTGGATTGTGCATATTTATCGCCTTGTGGATTTGCAGCTTCCGCCTTAACTGATTTTATTTTGAAGAATGAGTTTACAACATTAGAATTCTGAGTAGTAACAGTACCACTAGATATTTGTTGCTTTTGTTCAAAATAATGGAAAATATATTTAGAGTTATCTAATAAATACTTCTTCTTTTCGGATTTTAAAGACTTCAGTTGAGAGCGAAGAGAAATTATTTTATCACGTATATCTAAATATTGTTCTATTTGACTTTCGTCAAGTAATTTTACTTTATCTTTTAATAGAAGTATTTCATTTTCTATTTCGGGGATTTTTGATACTTCTATATCCCGAAAATGTTCTAATAATTCGTTATGTTTCTCATCTATTGTGTTTGCTTGTTGTTTCTGCAATGTTTTCGCATTTTTATTTGAGTTCATTTATAAATAAAATACAGACGTGTTTTTATGTAGGTTTTATTTTCTGAATATATTTCAATAGAATAGTTTAGTTATAATATGGTTAATATTACGTTTGAAAACAATTATGATGTTATTTTCATGTTAATCATGATTTTTATTCATGAT